TATCGGGGTCGGCAAAAACCACCGCACTTTCGTTGTGCTGGTTCAAATAATCGGTGAGAGCACCGATGGTATCAAGTTTGAGCGTGGCGTATTTGCGCCCGGGCGAGTCGGCGTCAAAATCATCCGGGATCATGGAGTGACCCGATGGGATGACACACTTCTTGGTTGGTAGCCGCAGAGCGGCGAGGATTTCCTGAATCATGGTATTGGTTGTGGGATTGGGGTTGGGGGATTATTCGCCGACAGCGGGCTTCACGGCCTTTGGCTCGCCGAACGGGAGCTTCATTTGCCGGGGGTTGTCCTTCACCAGATGCCCGTCTTCGGTGACGAAGAACATATTGGGCGCGGTGTCGGGATAGAGCGGAGTCGTGGAGACTTTACCGGAAACCTCGACTTGGCCGGCGTCGCGGCCGCGGGGCTTCACTTCGATGGTGAGGGTGAGCTTCCCGGTTTTGCCGGTTTGCTCGACATCTTTGACGAGCCTGGTCATGGCTTCGCTCGCCTGATCGGCAAGGTCACCTTGTGAAATCGCGTTCAGGGCGTACGCGAACGCATTGGAGGGCATTTCTGCTTCTTTTTCTTCTTCGGCTAACATGGCTTATTAGGTTGGGGATTCTTCAGTGGGTGTGGCTTTGAAGGCGGCGATGGCTTCGAGGAAACCATCCTTGCGGGTGAGGATCTGCTTGCGTTTCGCGGCAAGCAGATCGCGGAGAGTTTGGCCAGGGCGGAGCCATTCGATGGAGACGAGGTAGTCGATGGCATCCTGTTGGATGTCGCCAAACAGCTTCTCAATTTCGTCCTCGGTGGGAGCGGCGACGGGGTTGAACTTCGCGGCTTCGGCGGCGAACGCATCCCACGAAAGATCCATCTCAAAAGGCAGCGGGATTCGGCGCTTGGCGAGGAACGCGGGGCGCTCCTCGGTGTAAAGGACGCGCACACCCTCACCGCGAGCCTTGGCTTTGCGGGCGTTTTTCTCTTTCAAGAGGTCCACCTTGTATCCGGCGAAAAACATATGATCGACCGCCTCATGAAAGAGCAGCGCCGCCTTATCATTCATCTTGAGCGAAAAGCGGTCGTATCGCTCGCCTTGGAAGATATCATCGACGGTCTTCATTTGCGCGTGACCCAAACAGATGACATTCATGGTTGAGCGGAGGCGCTTGAGGGTTGACCAGAATTCCACCCACTCCTCGCAGGCGATGACATATCCCTTGCCGAAACCGCCGCCGACTTCCTCGATGGATTTGGCGTTGTTCTCTTTGCAGACATGCGCCCACACCAACGGCTCAAGCCCGTTGATGGTGTCGATCACCAGTGATTTGAAGTCATGCTTCTCAAACATGAGTTCGTTGATGGACTGCTTCACCTCGATCCATGTTTTCGGGGTGGGGAAGCTCGCGACATCCAGACTTCCAACGCCGTCGTCGGTGCCGAGGAAGATCGGATTTGGAGCGGCTGCACCGAACGTCGATTTACCGACACCACCGGGACCGTAGAGACCGAGAAAATGAGGGCGAAGCTGGGGACCTTTGTGGACTTTAGAGAGTAGTGACATATCAGTGGAATTCGTAGGTTTCTTCCTTCATCGCCAACGTGCTCAGGCGTGCGGTTTCCTTGGCCGCATGGATCAGCAAACAGATGAAGGTGATGAGGGAGACAACGCATCCGCCGAGCGACAAGGTATCTTGGCTCTTGAATGCGGCGATGGCGAAGCCTCCGGCGGAGACTGCGAGGAAAAGCCAGATGAGGCTTTGCCAGAGTTTGGCGCGTGACTGCGCCCATAGGATTTCTGATCGTTTCATGTTTTTGTTAGGGGTGATTCATCGCCGCTACGGGTCTATTTTGAAGCGGACGCGGCAGGCATTGATTTTCCGTGGTCGCCACCCACGCGCTTGCGGTCGATGAAGGCTTTTAGGTCGCTGAGCTTGTAGCGAATGATCGTCGGCGAGAGTTCGATTCTAGGGACACCAATGGAATCTAGGGTCTTGACGTTGCAGTCGATGAGGCCAGCGGCTTGTGATGGGCTGACCAGCTTCAAGTCATCGCCATGTTCGGCAATGAGTGCGCGGACTGCATCGGCGCGGGCGGAGTCGATGAGAGCTTGGCGCTCAGATTTGGTTAGAGAGATATTCACTGAGCGATCATCCCCTCCGGTTGCTGATTGGAGGTGCTGACAGGCAGCACCAGTGATGGTTGGCGAACCGCATCACGGAACGCATTGGAGACGAGCCCCGACGCTGACTGAGGTGGAACGCCGCGACGAATGAGGTCGTCGATCATGCTCAGCATGCGGGTGCAAACCTTGTCGGCTCGCTCACCGATGTCTTCTCCAACAGGAAGCGCCGGAGCGGTCGGAACGTAGAAGCCCTCCTTGCGAATCGCCGGAAGAACTTCCTGAGTCACCCAGCGGCGGAACCGGCGGGCGGATTCTTTCCGGGATTTGAAGATGAGGGCATAGAGGCCGGATTCGGTAATGACGGTGACGTTCTGCTTTCCTCCGGGGGTGTCGGCAATGGCGACACCCTTTTCATCATCATCAAGCGCATCGACGGCGTCACGATTGTTTTTGATCTCAAGAGCCGCACACACATCAGCAGCGACAAAAAGAGGAGAGCTTGGTGTTCCGGTCATTCGGATGGCATGGCCATCAAAGTTTTTCACAAGATCAAGAGTGCTCATGACGGTGATGGCTTAGGCTTTGGTGCGGGCGGTGATTCCGGGCTTGGAGATTTCGATGCGCCCGCTTTCGAGATCGCTAAGACCTTGCTTGATGAGCATGGCGCAAAGAACCCGGATGGGGACGTTGTGGGACTTTGCGCGATCCCGGACCTTCTTCTGGGTAGCTGCGTCAACTGGCGCGGTGAGGAGGACTTGTTTCATGGCTGGTCGGTTTGACGAGCCAGAAGTTGCGCAACACGCAACCGGAGACAAGAAAAAAGTTGCGCAACCTAAAACTTTTTCGTTTCATCGTCCGCATATGAATGTGAACGAAAATGTTAAGGCGTTGATTCTACAAGGATTGAGAAAAAAGAAGCAGACCAAGGTCTGGCTTGCGGAAAAAATGGGACTGAACAAATCCTGGGCAACAAGACTCCTCAATGGTCAGCTCAAAACTCTATCAGATGAGCACGCCGAGAAATTGATGGAGATTCTGGATATTGAATTCTTTACCCTTCGCAGGGTCGATGACAGCACGGTGTCAGTGAAGGCTATGCAGATCGCCGCTGAATTTGATAAAAACCCCGCATTTGCAAGCGTTGCGGCAGCTCTTCAGTTGGCAATGAAGGAAACGGTTTTCACTCCCAGATTCATCCCAACTGAGAAAATGTCGGCCATTGGCGATGAGATTATTCGCATCGCCTTTGCCAACGAGGACAAGCCCGGAAAAGTTGCACGCCTCGTATTAGAGCTGCTGGCATGAGCGAATCGCCATAACGGCCATCACAACTGCCGCCACTGTCAAATTGCACACCACCCATTCTCTACTGAAGCGTTTCATGACAGCATTCCAAGGGCGAGAAACCCGAAAAACAACGCCATGCAAAGAGCGAAAACGCCTAGGAATTTTGCTCCTATCCCGGTCACCATCAAGCTGTGGCTGAACTGGATTCCCTTCCCCGAGAATCCATCCCAAGCCATTCGCAGGGTTTTGTAGGCAGCGTAGGCGAGCAATAGCGAAAAAATCAAGTTCACCATAACCCGTTCACTCCACCATGCCCCGCCCTGCCCCGTCAACCACCACCGTGCGCGTCCGCTCGGTGTCGTTGAGCATCTACCCGCTCGCCGCCCGCCCCGGGTATTTCCAGTTTCAGTATCGCGACCTCGACGGGAAGACGAAGAAAATCACCCGCTCCAACCTCCCAGCGGCGAAGCAGGCGGCGAGTGATGTCGCCATCCGCATCCACAACGGGGCGGTCAGCATCGAGGATCTCACGCCCGACCAACTCCGCATCGTGCGGCGGCTCCTGGACGTCGATCCATCGCTGGCGGAGGTGGATGAGTTTCTCGCGTGGCGGCACCGTGCGCGGCCTGCGACGCCGACGGCAGAGGTGATCGCCGGATTCCTCGATGCGAAGCGCACAAGCGCCGGGA